ACAACTAATCAAAAAATTTCATGGTTTCCACTAAATAATTTATACGGTCTTTCTCTTCCACAGGGAGTAAGCGCTGTTCCTCCAACCTTAACTCCTGCTACTGCTGTAACAAAAGCAAATTTAAGAAGTGCTTGGTTTTTAGTTAGATTTAATAATGATTTAGCTGTACAAGGAGCATTGGCAATTCAAATTGAAACTTATGCTTACCAATATGGAGGAAATACAACTAATGCTTATACTGGAAGATGGGCATATTCATTTCCTCTTCAACAAGGGTATGGGTTTTCTGCACAAACAACAACTAATATTACAAATACAGCAGGAGTTCTATTTCCTCGTCTAAGAGCTGGATTTACTTATTTGCTTTATGCTGCAGATGTAAGTCCGTCGTATTTACCAGGATTAATACCAAGTTCAACTTTTTATGATGGTGGTTCGGGATTATTTTTTCCATCACAAGTAAGTACAGAAAATACGTTGAGAGACCCTTATGATTTATACCCAGAATACCCTCATTTTGCTATGAGTTCATCTTCATATACTCAAAATGCTATTCAACCTACTTATGGCACAACTTATTCAGATCAAGGAGCAGTAGAAGTAGCATCAATTTATTTAAATACATCTTCAACAGCTCCATATAGTGGAGTTGGTCAAACAGTAACAGATTTCAATGTAATGGCAATGGGTTATTCAGGAGTAAATCCTTCGAATCAAATAGTTAATTATACACTTTCTTGGGTATAATACAAATGATTTAATAAATATCTAGTTATATTGTTTAATCAGTTTTACTATCTTATTAAATAATAAGATGCCTGGTGGCTTAATGCAATTAGTCAATAAAGGTGCTCAAGATCAGCTTGTAACTGGTCAACCATCTTTTACACATTTCAAATCAGTGTACAAGCGCCATACTGAATTTGCGATGGAACATTTTGTTCTCAATTTTCGCTCTGTGAACTTAGATCTGCTTCCCACTCAGCCTAAGTTTTTGAGATGTAAGGTTGATCGTAATGCACAATTGGTTCACGATTGTTATCTAAATGTTACAATCCCCGATATTTATTCTCCCGTGAATCCAACTACACCAGGATTTGCTACTGGTTATGAATTTGAGTGGATCTCTAATTTGGGATACAATATGATTAATTCTGTGTCCCTGCTCATAAACGGTACTGCTATTGTAAGACATTCTGGAGAATGGATGAAATTGTACTCATATTTAAGTCATAATGGAACTATGCGTCTAAAAGTTGACAGAATGGTTGGTAATATTCCTGAAGTAAAAGATCCTGCTAATGCGTACGGGCGATTCAATCAATATCCTCATTCTATTTCTCGTCCAGGAGCTCAAGCCGCTCCATCTATTTTGGGACGTGAATTGATGATTCCATTGCATTTCTGGTTTTGTGAAGATGTTGGAGCAGCACTACCTTTGATTGCTTTACAGTATTCTGATGTTGAAATTGTAGTTGAATTTGCTTCTATTTATCAATTGTTTACGGTACGTGATGTAGATCCCGCAAGTCCAACATTTCGTCAACGTATTTCTCCGAATCCTGCTAATCCTTTGTACGCAATGAACAGATTTCTGAGTCCACCAAATGTTGACGCAAGTCCACTAAATCCTTCATTGACATCATGGTCTTTGCGTCCATCTGTACAAGCAAACTATATCTTTTTGAATGATGCTGAAATGGCTCAGTTTGCTAAGAGTGATACTTCTTATATTATTAAAGACTTACGTCCAGTAATTAGACAGGGTGTACGCGGTGCATCTACAGATGTAGAACTTGTCATGACAAATTTGTGTACTCGTATCGTATGGACAGCACAACGTTCCGATTTCTTAGCAAATAATGATTATGATAATTATACAAATTGGCTAGGACCTCCAACATTGAATCAAGTTGGGTCAACTCCTATAACATCTATTTATTCTTCAGGGCAACAACAGGGTTCTAATGTAGCCTTGAGAGATAATCTAGTTGAAGCTACTATAATCTTTGATGGAAAGAATCGTGAAGAAACTAAGACAGTAGCATTTTACAGTCTTCTGCAAAATTATAAACATGTTGAAGGTGCTCCTTTACCTGGTGTGTACATGTATTCATTTGCTCTAGATCATGAGAAACAACCTTCAGGTCACGCAAATGGATCTATGTTTAATTCAACTGCATTACGTATATCTACATTGGAACCTCCTATTCTACCAGCAGGACAAGGAACAGAAGTATGTATTCTGAAATCTACAGCGTTCAATCCTCGTCCAACTATTGTAGTAGATCCTTCACAATACAATCCTGAAGAAGTTATTTATACGATTAATCGTACAGTGCAACAAACCGTGCCTTATTCGTACACAGTAACTGCTCACGTAGAATCCTATAACTTTCTCAGAGTTTTCCGTGGAATCGGAAATGTCGTGTTCTCATCATAAAGGGAATGATTGGAGGATCAACTGGCACAGAGAAAATAAACGAAGATGGTCTGACTATCGTAAAAGCTACGTATGGTGTAGATACACAATTTGTTGATGTAACAACAGAAGTTCGAGGATTAGTACAAAATGGAGAAATAGATTTTGTTGTATCTGCACAATCTTTGGGTATTCCAGATCCTAATCCAGGTTCTGACAAACAAATTCTTCAAATACAATATCGACTAAACGGCGGACATAAAAATTTAGATAAGTTTAAATCCGGTGAGCAAGTAAAGCTTTCTGCTCCAAATGCTAAGTCATCAAAGAAAAAAGTCAATCATACATGGAGCTTTATGCAGTACGTATGGTCATCAATCTTTTTCTTTTTTATGGGTCTCTTAGTTATTGATGCGTACAAGTCCGGAAATTATATTTTTGGTTATCAGAGTACATCTGAGACTGGTCAAATAAAATATGAAAATGTGGGTGCTGGAGTTGTTTTAGCGTTAATAACATTATTTTCATTTGGAACTTCGTGGATTTATATAATGCTTCCTATAGCTTTAATCTTTGGGTTTATGCGACGCTCCAGATAAAAAAAGGGTTTACCCCTTTACTTGTTGGCAATCAGACCATCAAACTTCTTACTTTTGATGCGAGCAAAGCCCAGAAACTCTTCGGTATCCTTGTCGTAAACGCGGCCAGAAGCCTCGTCTACGTCATACTCTTTACCTCCAAATGACTTTGTGACCAAGTCTTCTTTCTCTTCGTCACGCAGGGGCCCAGTTACCTGAGCTCCGTCCAGAAGATAGACGCCAACAACATCGGTCTTGACGACCTCGCTTTGTACATCTACCAGGTCAGAGTGTGTCATAACCTTTAGCCCGGAACCAGCGCCGCCTCCCATGGAGGCAACTGATGGCGTCTTGCTTGACATAAAGTTTGCAACGTGCGTGGCAAACTCTACGGTGTTATACTGCTCTGCAGGTATTGCGTTAGCATACTTCTGAAACTCCTTCTTGAGGGTCTCCTGCTCCTTCTCGTCCTCTGGGTAGTCGTCGCCGATTACCTTGGAGAACTCCTCTTTGATCTTAGCCGTAAACTTTGGACAGTTCGGCTTTGCCTTCTCGGCCTTCTCAGCCTTGGGCTTCTCGGCCTTCTCCTTGGGCTTCTCAGCCTTCTCGGCCTTCTCCTTGGGCTTCTTTGCGGGTTTAGACTCCAGCAAAGTAACCCGTGCTTCCATAGCCTCAAGCTTCTTGAGGAGCTCAGCAAACTCTTGCTTTAGCGCATCAATATTCTTGGCCATTTCTACTTTTCTAATAGTATATTCTAGTTCAGGTAAAAATCCGTTTTCACGAATTCCCACCAACAAATCAGTTACTTAGGTTTTACCGGGTCACTCTTGACAGGCTTGACCTTAGTTGCTGTTGTTGTAGTCTTTGCTGCGGCAGCAGCCTTTGCCTTCTTAATGAGTTCTTGCATCGCATTAGAGCCTGGCATTTCTATCTTGTATGTAAGGTAGTTTCCTACGTTTTTATAATCCGTTTTTACATACTGAAGAATCATAAATGAGTGAAACTGCTAAGATTCATCTTCGAGAACATTTGGCAACTTTACTGGTTCCTTGTTTAGCAGAAGGATTCTGGAGTGTTAAAGAAACTGCTCAAAAATTATGTGATCGCAATAATCAACCTACTGAAGTTATCCGAACATTTCAAAATATGGTTACCAAGATCCCTGAATGGTCAGAATCTACTTTGGGCGAAGAAGTAGAACGAATTACTAGAAGTTCCAAGTGTACATACTTAGATGATCTTCTGCTTGGAGTATTCTTAGCCTATATGAAATCTTTCGCAGCCCTACAGTATCGTGGAGCTTCATCTCAGATTAAAGTTGAATTTGACCGTCCTAATGTAACAAAGTTCATTCACGAATTGTATAAGCAGAGTGCTAGAAAATTATGGCAATCGGCATTCTTATTCAAGACTCAGGGCGTTTCTTCTGAACAACAAGCTCGTAATCGTCAAGAAGTTGAACAGATTATTGATCGTACAATTGATGATGTTGTTCGATCCTTTTTGCCGTGGGAAGTTATTGCAAAGTCTTATTTCTCTGAACCTGTAGAACCGCCAGTCTCAGAATCAAAGTCTGTGATATTCGAAGATATTCCTGATACGGATTCCGATGAAACTGATTCTGAAGCAGAACTGCCTCCACTAAATTTAACTGAAGATGAAGATCGTATTTCTATTACAGACTTAGATGAAAAGCCACAAGAAGTCGTAGTTCCTGAAGTAGATGCTCTGGCCGAACTTGAGTCTAAGGTTGAAGATAGTGACCTCGTTTTAAATCCTTAAACTGATTCTTTGGAAAACATTAAAATGTGGATTGTTTATGTTTCTGTTGGTGTTGCTCTTGTCAGTTTCATCTTGTACGCTCTGGATCGTCGATCTAAGCAAGAACAAATTGATTGGTTAACCGCTGCGAAACTCATGGTATTTAGTGGATTGATGTCCGGTGGTATTGTATATGTAACTCAGAGTCCAGAAACTGTTGAACTTATTAAAGAAGTTGCCGAAGGTCCTGTGATCCAAGAAATGTTTGTAGGTAAACCTACTTTTTAATCTAATCTAATTATAGAATGATTTATCCATCTGGGGTCCTATCTTTAGCTGTTCAAGGTATAGTTGGATTTATTGACTATGTAGCACTACAAGTTGAATCAGCAGATGAACTACTTAAAGATCTTCTAAAGGTAGAACTTTTTGTTCAAATAATTGAATTTATGTTTTATAGTTGGCTAGTTTTCTCTTTTACAAAGTCACGGAATATCACACCTTTTCGTTATCTGGATTGGGCTATTACAACTCCACTAATGTTGGTTACTTTATCTGCCTATTTGAACCATGATGGAAGCAAGACAAGATTAGCTGACTTTTTATCTGATCATAAGTCTTCTTTAGTAACTATAGTTCTCTTGAATGCAGGAATGTTATTTTTTGGGTTGATAGGAGAACTTGGATTTTTAAATAAATATCTGTCTACTGCTCTAGGATTTATTCCCTTTGCATTAAATTTTAAGTATATTAAGGATACCTTTTTACATACTCCCGACTTACTAAAGAATGTTGTATTCTATTGGTTTGTAGTTGTCTGGGGAATGTACGGTGTGTTTGCAGTTATGCCTTATACACTTAAAAATACTGGATACAATATACTTGATCTCTTTTCTAAAAACTTTTTTGGAATCTTTTTAGCATATATTGTATGGGCATCTGCGAAACGCTGATCTAAACACAGTAAAAATATAATCATAAATGTATCTCTATGTTCTAGTTCCCAATGGTGCTGAATGGGAAGATTTGACGATTTATTTGACAGAAGAAGAAGCAATCACGAAATCTAAAATGTTTCCAAACTTTCGTGTAGAAATCTTTCATCAGACAGCGGTTGGATTTTGTCCTCAGTATAAATATTATAGAAACGGCGAATTGTGTTCCTATTAAAAAGAAATACACATAAGCCATATAGACCACCCAAGGTAGGCCTAATAGCAGACACCCATGCGTACACAGATATCCAGAGTCTCTTTTTGTGTTTCCTCAAATGTCATCGGACCGTAGCACACAGATGTCTTGCCATGATTAACAGAAAATATCCATCCACCAAACTTTTCAGAAAACATGTACGAAAAGAGAATGTCTTTTCCTACATGTTCAATGTGCATGAACGTCTGGACGGTTTCCAGACTGAGTCCATTCTTTTCCAGCAGTTTCATATATCTCTGATCAGTTCTACCCGGATTATTCCGCGGTGTCCTGCCAGAAATAGAAAGTGTTCTGTCGCCTAGGCGTGCATACATTGTAACGTTCATTTTTTGTAGTCCCAATTTTTACTTTTTTACAATCCATTTTATAAAATGAGTACCTTTTGGACAATTATTCTTGTATTATCTTTAACTGCGTTAGGCTGGAATTTATACAATTTGATTATAGGAGTTCAACAACATGTTGTATGGTGGCAGATTCTTCTTGCTTCTCTAGGTCTTTTGGGAGCCTTGAATGGTATACATGGATCTGTACGTAATTTACTAAAGTTTTAATTATCTAATACAAGAGGAAGTTCTCCTGCAGGAATTGATCCTACAAACTCTGTGAATTCTGCCAACTCTTTTCTGGGAACAGCATCTCGACAAAAACGAGCAATAGCTTTGTATAAAGCAAACCCATAAAATCTATCCATTCTAGGATCCTTTTTCTGAAATAAGATTGATGATCCATCATCCAACGTCATCCATTTAATAAATAATTTAAATAATTTATCATCATATTTTTCAGGTCCTTCAGGGTACAAATCCCAGAACATAGATGTAGCTAGACGAACAAGATCAAATGAAGGATTAGGTTTAATTATGGGAGCAGAATCCTTAAAAAATGGTTGGCAATTATATTGACCGCCTGCTTCATTATTTACTTCAAATTGATCACTCATAAATAATCTAGGTTCTTTCATTCCTGGTAGACGTACATATCCAATTCCACGATCAAAATCAATAATTTTCAATAAGTATCCGTATGTCGGCACCTTATACGATGTTCCGCCACTCGAATAATAAAAGAATTCTTTAGATGTTTGGATGTACATCACATTATTGCCGTGCAAATCATTATGCGTCAACCCAAAATTACGTTGAGCAAATGCTAAAGCAAAGACAATCTGGAATGTCCAGGCATACCATTTTTGAGGATCTGGATTTTCAGTTACCAGTTTATAAAATGTTCCTTGCAGTTTTTCCATCAAAGTTACTTGTACAGGAACATTCTTGAATGTAGCCCAAGCATAAGGTTCATCATTTTCTTCATCTACCGAATATTCAGACTCTGATTCAATTCCAAAAATGTAAGATGTTGATAAGTCTGATTCTGAATCTGATTCCGAACATTCTTCTTCTTCAAATACTTTTTGAAACTCGGTAGAAACTGTCTCTTCTGAAGGAATACCTTGAATTTCTTTAACATCATCAAGTTCTATATCTTCACATAATTCTAGAGGTAAACGAGCAGAACGCGTGTACTTAATTTGTTCACCGGCCGAATCTAATTTTATTGTGAACGTTTTTCCCATATTTCGGGAAAACCATGGACGTTCACATAATTCTTCGTAGTCATCTGAAATATCTAGTGTAAATTCATCAGAAACACCTGTGTAGACACCAAAGACTTGTGGGAAATGTTGACACTTTGACAAAGAAAGAACTGAATTGAGTAAAGATCCAACATATGCCGCATTATGGGGAGATTGTAGCTTTTTATGAACTTCAGCAGCATCTTCTGTAGACGAAGGTAGTTCTAAATTAATTCCTTTCATCCATTTATAGGGATTCAAAAGCATTGTAATTTTCGGATGAATAGCAATATCTCCTGAAGGAGTAGAAGCTGTTTCTCCATGAATAGTTACATCAGGAAACTTGATACCATATTCAGAAACCTTTTCTACTTTTTCAGTCTTAAATAAACATTCGATAGGAGGAAAAAATGCTTGTAATTTTTGAACTCCAAACATGGAACTTTTTGGAACACCTCTTGAAAGTTGAATGGGTATCGGATTACAACGTAGTTCTGACTTACGTTTCATTATATTCTTTTATACACTAAGGATTAAGTAATCTTACCGCGATGAACTTTGAAATTAAGAAGTTCTCGATTAAAACGATTGTGGAACGTTGTGAGATCGATTCTAGAAAATCTCCAATGATTGTTCTTATCGGAAAGAAGGATACAGGAAAGTCTTTCTTAGTTCGTGATATTTTAGCAAATACACGCGAATGTTTTCCTGTAGGAACTGTAATTTCAGGTACAGAAGTAGCCAATCCTTTTTTTCAAGAAATGGTTCCTTCTAAGTTAATTCATGATAAATACAAACCTGAAATTGTAATGAATGCTATTAAAAGACAGTTGGCAGTCAAACAACAACGTAATCATGAAAAGAAGCAGAGAGGTGGTAATTCTCAATTAGATCCTCGTGCGTTTCTTATTTTGGATGATTGTTTGTATGATAAGTCCTGGATTAATGAAGAATCTACACGATACATTTTTATGAATGGTCGTCACATTGATATGGTTACTCTGATTACTATGCAGTACCCTCTAGGTGTTCCTCCAAATTTACGTACAAATATTGATTTCGTCTTTATTTTGCGAGAAAATAATATTTCCAATCGCAAAAGAATTTACGAGAATTATGCTGGTATGTTTCCAACATTTGATATGTTTTCTCAATTTATGGATCAATGTACAGAACGTTTTGAATGTCTTGTCATTGTGAACGGTGTACAATCCAATAAACTAGAAGATCAAGTATTTTGGTATAAAGCAAGTGATCATCCGAGCTTCCATTTGTGCGATGATTCTCTCTGGCAAGGAAATCAACCTTTTTCATCCACAATGTTAGCAGGTGATGAATTTGATGCCGCTAAATTACAGACGAAGAAGGGTCCACAAGTTTGGGTAAAGAAAGGTTAGCCCACATACATACTGATTCTACATCAAAAGTAGCATACCATATGAATTCATTGCGAGCCTTTTTGATTTGAGGATTTTTAACATAAATACCATCATAATCTTTTTTTACAAGATTCCAATCAATTGTATACTGTTTGGGTTTCCAAGGCTCATCTTTATACTTTTCTTGAAAATCAGCAATATCTTTGTACGTGTTTAAGGTTATTACTTTACTCATATCGATATCAAATTCATATTCATATTTTGGCATTTCACCTCCTAGTTCTTCTTGAATAAAAGTTTTCCATACTCCAGAAGGAGCCAACCATATTCCAGGAGGTTTAAATCCAATTCCTAATTTCCG